GCAGGAAGCTCTACAAGCATTGCCTGTTGCCGCATAAAAACAGCAGGACGCTCCCGGTAAAGGGAACGCCCTGCCTTACATAGATGTATCTCGCCGAGGTGTGTCCAGTTGGGCGCACCTCTTATTTTTTTGCCCTTAATCTTCTAACCCATGGCTTCCAGCTACGTTTTTCAAATACTCCTCCGGGTCACCGTTCAGAATCAAATCCGCATAGCCCAGTGGGTCGTTGTAGATGAGGTAGTCCAGTTCAGTCTGCTGGGCCATGGTCACATCCAGCGCATCCTCGACCCCGGTACAGTCGATGGAGATTTTTCTCCCATCCCGGAGCCGCAGCTCCACACATCCAGTGTCCATGTTGAAATGGCAGGCTCTTGCATCGTACTTCATAATCGCATCCTCCAAATCTTGTTATTGGCTTACGGTCTATGACAAGGTATCGGAGTTTTACGCCGTCCACGGGAGCCTTCATTCTCAAACCCGAAGAAAACGAAAAATCCGAACCCTTCTCCAATCGGAAACAGGTTCGGATTTTTCTTGTTTGGTGGGCGCGGGTGGATTCGAACCACCGAAGCTGAAAAGCAGCAGATTTACAGTCTGTCCCCATTGGCCACTCGGGAACACGCCCATATTCAGTTTTGCAGTCCATGGATTGCCTGTATATATTACCACCCGGATGGTAGTTTGTCAACATCTTTTGCGGAATTTTTGGATTTTTGTGCCGAAAGCAAAAACACAAAAGCAAAAGCCGCCCAGAAATCAACGTTCCTGAGCGGCTTTTTGGAGCTGGTGACAGGAGTTGAACCTGCAACCCACTGATTACAAATCAAGTTTATTTGACGTATCAATGTAAATAATTATTGATTTGTTGAATTATTGCTAGACTATGCGCATCGTGCCCAAACGCTGAAGCTTATGTAAAAATAGCACATTTTATGTCTTTTTACAAGTCACTTATCTTCCGCATTACTAGCTCATACTCTTTCGGGTACACCAGCTTTATTGCTTTCATGTGCTCGTCAAGCACCTGCATCAAACCGCCGAAAGGAACAGAGCTGGCAGCCGCCACAAAGTCGCTTTGTGGTTCCGCTGCTGCGGAGTACGCCGCCGCATAAGTCGCGGGCGGCAATGACTGGATCTGCGTTTCAGGTGCGTGCGCTTCCTCCAGCTCGTCCCGCACAGTGCAGAGGGCGGCAAGCTTTTCCACGCTCTGCCAGTCCGTCGAACCGCATTTCAGCTTGTGAATGTGGGTGTTGATTTCGTCAATGTCCATGCCTGCCGCCCCCTTTCTTATGCATTGCGCAAGATGTCAGCTGCCCGCTTGTAGGCGTCACGCTCTGCACCGGTGGCTTCCTGCATCATGTCCTCGATGTCAGAGATCATGCGCTCACGGCCATCCGTGCGGGAGTAGTGCCCGCGCACATAGTGACGGCCGCGGTTGGCATAGCTGTTGCCACGGTTGTAACCGTTTCCGGCATCGCGGCCGAAAGTCCCGCGCATGTCAGCTTCCCACTCGCCTGTTCGGCTGTACTCGCCGCCCTCGCGGTAGTCCTCGATGCGGTGGATGTCCAGAATGATATCCACGATCTCTCCGATCATCTCAACATCACCAGGGGAACGGTTCTTTTTGTCGGTCAGCTCCATGAGCTCGTCGCACATCTCATCCTTCAGATGATTCAGTTTATCCAGCATGACTTTATCTCCTTTCTTATGCTACCCGCTCAACGATCAGATTGCTGTTTGCAATGCTGACTGCCTGTGTACTGGTGTTTTTAACCGCCACGGTCACGCAGCAACCGCGCGGCACCTCGATGAAAGCGGCCACGAAAACGTTGAAGTAATTTTCGACTGCCGCCGGGGTGACAATGGCGGTTGCGCTGTTGAGTGACTCACCGCCGACAGCCAGCGCCACGGAAACGGGCCCCACAGTGCCGCCGGTGGGAACGGCGATATTGCTGCCAAAGCTTACCTTGAAGCGGGCCCTGCACTGCCCGCTGGTCATGCCGCGCAAGGTCACAAGGCCGCTTCCCTCACGGTGCACGATACAAGCAGGGGCCTTTACTGCGGTCTCGGTCAGGGGAAGGTTTTCACCCGCCGCCACGCTGACGATGTTGGAGTTGCTAAATTCAGCCATTTTATCGGCTCCTTTCATAGAAAAAACGCCGGGACTACTGCCCCGGCGCTCTGGTTTGCAAAATCAGCTCAGGGGCTGAACAGACTACAATTTGCAGTCAGTTGCCGTTATTCGGTTAGGCGCAGCTGCCACAGCCGGTCCCACAGCCATAGTAAATGGCGTTGGGGTTGGGCACCTGATAGGCAGGCACGGGAGCTTTCTGCTGCAGAGTCCCGATGATCTGGTTGGTCTGCGCGTTCATCGCGGTGGTCAGGAACGCGCTCTGGCGATCCTGAGAAGCAGCCCGGCGCAGCTCGTTGTTCTCGCTCTGCAGGGTGGCGATCTTATCATTGGTCAGGAAGTCGAGCACCGCGCGGGTGTTGCTGTTCTGATTTTCGATGATATCCCGGGTGTTGTTGCTCATGGCGTTCTGCGTTGCGCAGAAGCCCTGCTGCATCTGGTTCCGGGTGTCGCACTCCTGAGTGGCCAGATTGTAGTTGACTCCCTGGATCGCGGTCTGGGTCTTGCAGCAGCAGTCTGCCAGCTGTGTAGCCAGAGCATTCTGACCCTGCATCAGCGCAACGTTGGTGCTGTTGAAGCCCTGCTGCATGGCGTTGGTGACGCCGTTCAGGCCCTGCTGCACGCCGTTGAAGCCCTGAAGCATCCCGGTGTTCATGGCATAGACGCCATCACACAGGCCGTTTTCCAGCCCGTTCAGTTTGTTCATGATGCTCTGGTTGTCGAAGCCACGCTGCAGGTCTGCCTGTGTGACAGCGCTGGTCATATAAGGCGAAGCGCCGCCCATGCCGCCGCCCCAGCCAAAGCCGCCCATGCCGCCCCAGCCGAACATGCCGAAAATCAGAAAGAGGACGATCCAGCCCATCCAGTCGCCGCCCCAGCCGTTGAAGCCGTTGCTGTAGCCGTTGGCGGGCTGTACCGGCATGGTCAGAACCGTGCTATCAGAAGAAAGAGACATAGTTTTACTCCTTTACGTTAGATTTTGAAATTTATTCTAAATGCGGCCGCATTTTAGAACCCAAACATGTTTTTCATGCCATTTAGCATCGGCGCGATCTGCTGTGCTCGCTGCTGAATGGCGTTGAGTTGCTGCTGTGAGAGCTGGCCGGAGGTGAGCATCTGGTTTATCATCTCCTGCGGGTTCTTTCCCTGCATCTGGCCCATAAACTGCTGGAACTGCCCGCCAATGGGGTTCTGGGTCTGTCGGCCCATCGAGTTATACAAGCTGCTGCTCATCGTTTAGCCCTCCTTTTCAGACTCCGGCGCTTCCTGCTTCTCCAACGCCGCCAGCTTTGCCGCCAGCGCGTCGAACTCCTTGCGGGTGACATATTCCCCGCCTGTGGCTTGCGTTGCCGCAATCGACGCTTTGGGGCCGCTGGTGCGTTCTTTGTAGTCGTAGATGCGGAGCGGGAACGGCCTGCCGTCCTGCCCAACCTCTTTGATGTAGAAGGTATCGGAATCAGCATCCAGCAAAAGCACCCGGCTCCCGTTGGCGACCAGATAGCCCCGGGCCGCTGCTTCGCCCTGCACCCAGATAAAGCCGCTGTCCGTCGGTGCGGCCTGCCCTTGCATTGTCGGCATCATGACAGGCTGAGGTTGAAATTGTGCAGCTCGAAGTGTTTCAAGCTGCCCCTGCGGCTGTTGCGGGTAATACACTTGCGGGTATCCGCTATAAATCGGCATCGTTTACTCCTCCTTGTACCAGTAGTAGATCGGGCATTCTGCGCCGCTGTCCCAGCTGTCCCACCACTCGCCGTCGATGACGGTCAGAACGTGGCCGGAGCAGCCAAGCACATACACGCCGCGAGGGTACTCCCGGGCAAAATCCGCCACGGTGTAACAGGTGGCGCAGTCTGCCTCCACCATGCGGCGCTTGAACCCGCGTTTTTGGAGGTATGCGCCCCATGTGCGGTTTGCGCTGGGCATATCGCCGATGATAAAGCCAGTAAGCGCAAGCCCAAGGTAAGCTTTCTCCCAGTCTTGGCCTGTCGCGGCTGCCACGGCCCGCACTGTGCAATCTCCAATGCTGTTTCCGTGCGGGTTCGGGTTAAACTTGTGCCACATGGTGCGCCCCTCCCTTTGCACCCAGTGTACTTTTTTAAACCGCCGGGAGAGACAAGGAACGCGCAACGAAGGACAAATAAAAAAGCGCCCACACAGCATAGGGCTGTATGAGCGCTCAAGCATTTGCACGCAGGGCGTATAAAATTTTCAAAAAGCTTACTGCTGACGAGTTCGCAACTAAGGTTATGGCCACCGGTACCGAAATTGAGTGCGACAACGGCGTTTGGATGATTTACGCGCACCTTACCGATGATGGCGACGTCAAGACCTCTCATCTGGACGCTCGCGACCTGATGGTCACTACCAGCATCGAACTCTCCGATGAAGAGGGTGAGACACTCATGAACGGCAATCTGGACGACGTTGAGAGACAGGCCGTCGTGGAAGATCTTTACCCGAAGTATCTTGAAGCTCTGGAAGATATGGAGTAAAGAAAAAGTCCCCAGCCGATGTGCGTACATCGACCGGGGAGATTTAAGAAGGAGAAGACTATGTATACTACTGCTGAACTCTTTATTATGGCTGCTGACCCGGAAGCGTCCAGGGCAGCGTTCCTCAACAACATCACTCTTAGCGTCCCGGATGACGCTTCCGGCTGCATCGACTTGGATGCCGAGAAGGCAAGGTTGTCCACCATCTGGGATTTAGCTCATCTTCCAATGCGTGAGCTGGTAGCCCGCACCAGTCTGTCTCAGACCACTTTTGCAAAGCGGGCAGGCATTCCGCTGCGAACCGTGCAGGACTGGTGCTGTGAAAAGCGTGCGTGCCCGGCGTATGTCCGCTTTTTGCTGGCAGAGCACTATAAACTTCTGTAAAGCAAGAAAAACGCCCACACGGAAAAATCCGCATGAGCGCTTAACTGTTAAGGGCTTCACATTGGAAGCAAAAATAAAATATCACGTTTTGACTTGCAAGACAAGAGCTTCGACAAAACTAGTGTAAATAAAACAAAATCCCCCACTTTGCCTACAAGTACCCAGCGTGGCACGCAGGGCTTCGACAAAGCAGGGGATTTTTTATGCCACCGAAATGGCAAAGTCTAAAATCAAGAGTGGAACCGCCCACAGGCAATGCCGCTCTCTGCAAAGGCCGTAGCCTTTCAAATATCCGCCCTGTTGTGCTTCTTCGAGAGGCCGGGTGGATTTGTTGAGATTATTATACCACAAATCGTGAAAAAAGAAAAGCGGCAGACCCGAAAGCCTGCCGCTTCAACGCGCTTCACAAGAAAACGCGCCCAATTAAAAGTATAGTATCACACATTCAGTATTTTGTCAATAATTTTCAGCCTATTGCCGATTGATGTCCGACAATACGGCACACGCGCTGCAATATCAACTTGGCATAGCTGGTCAACGTACCGCAACCGTGCGATTTTCCGGTCATACCTCCCAAGCGGCGCACGTTTTATCACAGCTTTTATCTGTTCTGCATCAAGCCCTTGCAACGCTGGCGGAAAGACTATGCGAGCCGCCGCCACAGGCAGCACCGAGCCAGAAAGGCTGCGGCAACTGTCCGGCGTTGCGCACCATATTGCCAAGCACGGCAAAATGGTGACGTTTTGTCACCATTTTTGTGAGGTCACGAAATTGTTCTTGTGCGGCGAACATTTTGTTAGTGTCAACAAAATGCTCGTATGTAGTGCTTGCCATGATATCCTCCTTACAGTGTGATTTCCTCAGCGTTCGCCTTGTCCTCAGCGTCCAGTGCATCGTAGTACGCCTGCGCAAGGGCTTCCACCTCTGCGATGTCGTCCTCCGTCAGCAGGCCGCTGTCCAGATGAGTGTACGCCTTGTCCAGCCAGTATGCCACATCGCGTCTTGCGGAAATCTCCCGCTTGATAGAGCGCAGGGTCAGGTCATGCCGGGCTTTACTTTTGATAGCCATGTGTCCTCCTTAGGTCATGGACGCTACTGCGTCCTCCAACTTTTTGATTGCGATGTTCACGTCCCGCTGATATCCCAGCTTGATCCCCGCACCGTCGCCAGCCTGTACCACCGTGTCAGGGCCGTAAGCGGTAAGGGCTTTGTAGGCGGCGATTTCGTCAGGGGTAAGTGGGGTTTCGATGGGGGTAGCGAGTTGATACACAAAATCAACGTCAATAGCTAAGGCTTTCAGCTCTTCTGCAGTATAAAAACTGCCTTCAGATTTTGCTATATTTTTAAGATACAGCTTACTGCCCGCAACGCAGGAAGTCCACGATGTAAAAAGCGTTATGCTTATAAAGCACTGAGAAGAACCCTCTTTTCCTTCATTTCCCGGAAGATCTAAAGCCAGTCGATACTGTTCATTTACCGAACCATCGCTTGTGTTAACTCGCCCCTTGTAAACCCTCTGAACCCTTACACCCCTTTCTAGGCCCACCTCGTCGCAAACCCACCGTTGCCCGCCAGAGTCAGTGTAGTTGCCGCCAGAGGTGACAGGGATGCCGGGTAAACCATTGGGAGTGGGAAGGGTGAGAGTTTGCGTTTTGCCGTTCCCATCGCTCAATGTCACCGCCACGCTCCCACTGTCACCAGCGCTCACGATAGGCACAGGTGCATCCGGCGTGGGTGTACCGTCCTGCGTGCTCTTACCGTACACGGTCAGGCCGCACAAGGGCGCAGGAAAAGCGTCGTCAACGCTGAGCGGGTTGCCCGTCTCAGTGCCCACAAGGATGTTCTGCCGCGCCTTGACTGCGCTGATAGCGTCACCTGTGGCTTTTGCATCGGCAGCTTCGCCCTCGTGGGTGAGGGTGGTGTCCAGTGCTACGGAAGGGCCAGTCTCACCTTTAGGGCCTTGCGGGCCGGTGTCGCCCTTGTCGCCTTTCTCGCCTTTGAAGTCACCACTTGCGATGCCGTCTTTGAGCTCTTGCAGACTGCCAGCGGCCTCCTGAGCGCTCTGGCTGGCATTTCCAGCACTGGTGGCAGCTTCACTGGCGGCGGTCTGTGCATCGGTCTTGGCCTGCTCTGCGGCGGTGGCGTCAGTGTGCACGGCATCCACCAGCTGCTGCCATGCAGGGGCGCCCGGTTCCGGCTCTGTGCCGTCCTCTGTGCCTGAGTTGGCACTCACCCGGTAGCGCAGGTCTGCGCTGGTGACGGTCTTGGTGCCGTCGCTGCCCTCAAAGGTGACGCACCCGCTCCCGGGCTGTGCGGTCACGCTGGCGGGCACGGCCACATAGCCGTCCACCACAAGCGAGGATGCCGGGTCTTTGCCGTCCGGGACGTGCCAGAAGCAGCGGATAGCCAGCCCTTCCCACTCGCCGGTGGCGGTGACGGCAAGGCGGTACACGCCCCGGTTCTTGGTGTAGCCAAAGCGCACCAGCTGCTCATAGCCCGGCACTTTGACGACGCCATTGGATGCGAGAGATACGCTTTGCTCGATCATACTTTACTCCTTGTTGATGGTAGGCTTCTTTTCTGCCAGTGCCTTTTTCATCATGCTGACGGCCTTTTCGATTACGCTGTCCAGCACTTCATCGGTGATAAAGGGTTTCAGCCAGTCCGGCAGTGCGCCGCGCAGCGCGGCAAAGACCTGTGCCTTTTTCTTTGCGCCCTGACCGCTGCCCATGATGCTGTCCTCAGCGATGGTCACGAGCTCCAGCGCCCAGTCCTTGACATACTGCTTGTAGCCCAGCCGGATGGCACCAACGGCCAGCGCGGCAAAGCCGATGAGCATCAGTACCAGTGCGATGGGTGCGGGGATAAAGTTAAACATTGCTTCCATGATTTGTTACTCCTTTCAGTAGGTAGTTGTTAATATCGGATTTGCTTTTTTGCATACCTTCGCGATTGTTGCCGGACAGCTGTGAATCCAAAAGATTTTGTACGCCAACGAGTACGAGGCGCATTTCTTCATCGAGGCCGTCAAATCGCGTCATGTCGCGTCTAAGGGCTGCGGCGTGCTGCGTGGAAACAGTTTCTACCGCAGCCAGTCGCTTTTCAATGGCGTCAATGCGTTTGTTCTGCGCATCGTCGGGGGCCTGTGCCTTTTTGACGTACTTGTGGATGATGTCCAGCACCTTGTCGATCGTGATGGCAGCGGCGCACAGGCTACCCAGAATGCCCAGTACCCACAGGAGAGCTTCTTTTTCGGTCATTTACCCTCCCGGAGACGAGTCAGGCCCTTCTTGCTGATGATACCCGCATAGTCCTTGTATGCGTGGCTCATGTCCACGTTGGTGGTCACACCGGGTACACGGGCCTTGCTGGTATACTGCCACATGCCAAAGGGCCAGCTGGGAGCGGGCTTCTTCGTGCGGTATGCTGCCAGCCACACGTCGTAGGGTTTCAGGGCCGCGCCGCCCATGTACAGGAAGGTGCTGCCGAACCACAGGCCGGTGTAAAGCAGAGCATACACGCCCCAGCTTTCCACCGTGCTCAGCATGTAGGCCGTCAGGTCGGTCAGCGCGGCCTTGCCAAGCGGCTTCTGCACCTCGTCCTCGATGTCCACGGCCACCGGCAGCTCAAAGCTCCGGCCGGTGAGCAGCTTCTTGAAGTAGGCCAGCTCTTTGTCGGCCTGCTCCCGGTTGACTGCCTTGAAATAGCCATACACGCCGCAGGGGATGCCCAGCCGCTTGCACTCGGAATAGTTGCGAGCAAACTGCGGGTCGGTGTAGGGGGCACTGGGCCTGCCCGCTGCACTGTTGCCCATGGCGCGAATCATTACGCCGTCCACCTTGCCGCTTGCCTTGACCTTGTCCCAGTTGATCGTGCCCTGATGCCGGGATACATCCATGATTTCAGCCATAGCGTCCTCCTTACTGCGTGATCTCCTCAAAGCCGCTCTTGATAAGAATTGCCTTGACCTTCTCCTTCAGCAGGCGGGGGCAGCGCTCATACAGCGCCTTTGCATCCTCCATAGTCTCAGCAGACATAATCTCCTGTGCCCACAACATTGCCATCATAAATACCATCCTTTCTAATTTTTGCGTAATTTTATGCATAAACAATCTCGCTCATTTCAAGCAAGCATTGCTTGAGCATCTCGCTTTCTTTTTTCAGTGTCTTGTTTTCTTCCTGCAGCGCCGCCACCGTTTCCGGTAGCTTCTCCCGGGCTTCCTGCTTTTTGCGCGCCTCTTCCTGCGCAGCCAGCTCTTCGGCGGTGTAGCGGATGTACTTCTGGATTGGCACCTGTTCCACCCATTCCTCCTGTGCCTGTACTCCGGGGCGGTCAACGATCTTCTGCACGTCCTTGCCACCGTTCGGATACTCGGTCACGGTCTCCCAGTGCCACTGCTCCTCCACGCCTTCCACGGCGGGGTGCTCCACTGGCTCGGTGTCGTCCACCAGATACCCAAGCGTCAGGTCAGGGTTTTCAATGGCTGCACCGTTCTCGTCAATGATCTTCATGGTTCAAAACCTCCTTTCTCAGGCCACGCGCCGCCAGATGTGCACATAGTAGGCGGCAGGCTGCACGGTGGCGCTGCGGCCGTAGATGGCATTAGACTTGGATGCATCCAGACTGAACTTATATACATCAGAAAAGGAATTGTATTCGCCCGTAGATGCGATCACGTTGCCGGCAGTGAATGCGCCGGATACCTTATGTTCACCCTTTTTTACATCCGCAACAAAAGAGCCTGTGATGTTCGGCAGTCCGGCTTCGACTGTGGTACCCGCTGCGTGGGCGTAGGATGCACCCATCAGCACCCGGTTCTGCGCAATCTCCTGCCATGTACCGCCGAACAGTGCGGCAGGACTGGTGGGGTCTTCCGAAATCCAAAATTTGATTTTGGCATGGTCTTCTGCCAGAGCGTCTGCAATCAAGGTCTTTACAGCGTCTGCGCTTATCACGCCTTTCAGCGCGTCACCAACAGCCTTTCCGTCAGCCGGAGCGCCCTCGACGCTTAGCGTCTTGTCGGTGCTCACGATGGCCGCAGCCCTGTCCGCTTCAGCTTTGGCAGAAGCGGCAGAGTTTCCCGCGTTCGTTGCGTCTACGGATGCTGACTGTGCACTTTGGGCCGCTTCGGCGGCGGAGGTCCGGGCGGCGCTTTCGCTCTCTGCAGCTGCTGCGGCCTTTTTCGTCGCGGTGCTGGCTGCTCCGGTGGCGGTCTGAGCGGCCTGCAGGGCGGCCTGCTGCTGGCCTGTCACTTCCTCGGCGTACTGCTTGACGTACTCCATGCCTTGTGCAATGTCCTCGCGGACTTCCACGCCGCGCTCAGCCTTACGGATTCCCGCAATGGCTTCATCAAAAGTTTTATCCATAAAACACCTCCTGTCTCATTAGCCTGACATGTACCCTTTGAGCGATCGACTCAAATCGTAAGCATCGGACGCTTTGCGTGCACTCAAAGCTTGCAGGTCGCTGATGCTGGAAAACTCAGTGCCAAATGTAAACTCCTTTTTATCCGGCGAATCCAACGGCTCAACAAGTTTGGAACACAGCAGCCAGGTATCTACACCATGCGGTGCAGAGAAAATGTGCGTTTGCTTTCCAATTGCAATACGGCTGACATCAATATCAGCGTCTTTCAGATCGACCGCTTTGACTGTCATGCCGTTCAGATAGCGCAGATTTTTGGCAAGTTCTTCCTCTGCCGCATCCAGCAAAGACTGCGGCGTGCTTTCGATGCCTTCAATAAAGATCACTTTTGTGATGATGCCAAAAAGCTTTTGTGCAGCCAGATCGTTTGCGGTTTCTGTAATGGTTTCTCCCCATGAAAAAACAAGCCATGTTATCTTTTTGGCACCTACCGCGATCACCCGCGTGTAGATATCCTCTGCTTTGACGTTGTTGGTCAAATCCAGCAGGTTTGTTCCAAAAGCCACCGTCTGGCTGTTTTTATCGGTGATCGCCTGCAGATAGTCCAGATACCGGCGCGGTTTTCCGTCAGGATCTTCTGCATGGCGCAGCACCAGATATCCGCCGTACTTTTCCACCAGCTCACTCTGCAAGATGTCCCATGTAACGCCATAGTTTTTTCCATCGCCAAAGCTGTATGTAGGTTCCTTCACATCAAACAAAAAGCGAGAATCAGTCTTGCCGTTGATAGCAAGGATGTATTTCCCGTTTTGCTCGGTGATCTTAAAGGTCTTGGATTCAGATGCCTGCTCAACGTTGTAAATGGAGTACGTGCCAAAATTCTTGTTGCAAGTACCGCAGACGATTTCGGCTTTTTTCACTTCGACCTTTGCGGCGTACGTTTTGCCCTTTACATAGGCTGCAAACAGACGCACGCGGAAATTGTTGCTTCCAATCCGTGAAATAATGCGACCTTCCGCAATGTGCTCTTCATCGATTTCCCAGCTCAGGCAGGAAGCTTTGTTGATCTCCGTTTCCTCATAGAAAATATTCGTCTTTCCATCCACGGGATCTACAATTCCCCAATGGTAAATGTAATCTCCATCATTAGAATCGTAGCTGTAACCCACCTGCACGACTTTGATGCCGTCGATATAGGGCACGATCATGGGAATGTCCATTTGCACATTGCCAGGAGTAAAAGCTTTGTATGCATCTACCATTCCGTTGTGGTTATCGCAGATCCATTCCAAAAATTGCGAAAAGCTCACATTTTTTGCAGCGTACGGCGCAATGCCGCTATCATTCAGATATGCAAGCTCCCCTTCGCAGTAGATTTTCTGACGCATCAAAAAATCCTGTTCATGGCTCATGGGACGGCCCTGCCAGATGGAAACGCCGTCCTGTTCCACCTCTACCGTAGTGCGCAGCTTTTGCAGCGCAGAGTGTGCCACATTGCCCAGCGGCATGGTAAACTCAAAAGAGCCAGCTTTACCCACTTCGCGGGTCAGCGTGGGGCTGATGAGCTTTTTCGTGTCGGTAATATCGCTGATATCGTGGATACAGATCTTAGTTTTCCATGTGTCTACATCCGTCTGCACGCCAGCATAAACTTTATAGCTCATAGGCTTGCCCCCAAATACTTGATGCTGATGCTGCAGTCTGCCGATGCAGCAAAAACGAGGGTGCCCACCACGCCATCCGGCATAGTAAGCCCCTCGATATACTGCCAGTCGGTGGACTTGGCCAGAATGCCCACCTCAAAGCCATTGAGAGACACCGCGATGTTTGCGGCGGTCTCGCTGCGCTGGAAGTAGATGCCGGCCGCACGGGGCGCACCGGTTATGGACACTTGAACGTCTTTGTTTGCCTTGAGCGGGATATCCGTGTAGTTGCGCACGATGTCCGTTTCAAAGTTGAAGTCATCCCACAGCCAGTCGTTGGTGCCGTCGTAGACGCTGCGCTTGAAGGGGTTGCAGGTGCCGGTGATGGTAAAGGTGCTGGAAAGCCGGTCGCGGGAGGGTGTGACTTTCCAAAGCCCTTCCCAGTACCACGCCGGGTCTTCATCAAAGCGGCACTGTAGCCACTTGCCATGAATGGCATTGGCAATGGTGCTTTCGATGTAGGGCCACTTGCTTTTTGGCGCGTTGCAGAGCAGCTCCATGGTGATGGTGCGCTTTTTATAGTGCACCTTGCCGTCGTCCCATGTGGTCAGGTTCAGCAGCGAATCAGCGCCGGTGACCTGCACAAGGTATTCTTCCGGTTCTGCCGCGCCGATTTTAGGGCTGCCTACCTTGAGGTACAGCCCCCAATCTGTCAGGGTGTGAAAATTGCCGATTTTTGCCCCCAGAAGCTTTGCCATTACACACCCCTCGCTTTCCGTTCCACTGTCACGCCGATGCGTGCATCTACGTTGGTCGCCATGCGGGTCGACAGCACGCCCACCAGTTCACCGGAGTCCATGACCACCTGACCCTTGCCGATGTCGGGCAGATGCTCGTCCAGCATCCCCTCGATGCGCTCCAGAATGCTGGTCTGCCGGTCAACAATGGACTGCTGGCCGGTAACGCGGTACTGCAGGGCCGCACGGGTGGAGAAGGTGCCCAGACTGTCATACACGCCGGTTTTGTCAAAGGGACTCTGGTAGTGGCTGACAGGCTTCTGATTATTCTTCTTGTCCATCCACATGGCAAGGCCAATGCCGCCAGCGACTGCGCCCACGCCCAGGATCAGGGCAAGAATAGGATTTGCTGCAACGAAAGACACAATAGTGCCAAGCGCAGACGTGATGCCACCTGCCATGCCGGAAAAGCTCTGCACGATGTTGCCTAGTGCTCCGCCCACGCCGCCGGACTTTGCAAGACCGTCGATGATCTCGCCAAAAGCCTTGACCGAATTGGTCACACCGTCGATATCGGATTTTACCCCGCCGTCAGAAAAAAGCTTCTGGAAGATATCAAATGCCTTTCCGATGCCACCGCTGAAGTAGCCCTCATTGACCGCAGTCAATGCCTTATTGAGCCAATCAGAGATCACGTCACGCTGCCCCTGCGACACTTCGCCCCAGATCAGATTGACAAAATCCAGCCCAAGACTTGCCCAGTCACCGTTTTTGGCATCACTAAAGGCGCTTTTTACCAGCCCAAAAATGCCCTTATCCAGCTGGCCGGAAGCCTCGCTCAGCTGCTGGTCAATGCGGTTCTGGGTGCCCTTTACGCTCTTGTCGATGAGAGTAGAGGTCTCCGTCACCTTGTCTTGAACGCCGTCGATGTAGGTGATGATCTTCTCGTAGGTCTCCGCGCCGTTCTCGCCGATGCGCTGCCCGGTCTCTGTGACGGTCTTCTTGATATGCTCGCTGCCGTCCGCGTACTTTTCCACCGCCTGTTGCACCTTTGTGGTGATGCCGTCAACGGTGGTTTCAGAAATGTTGGTAAAGGTGCCCAACAGCGTTTTCGACATGTCGTCATAGGTCTTTGTGACCTTTGTGACCGTGCCGTTGACTTTGGTCTCGACCTGCTTAAAGGTCGTGGCAACACCGTTCACCATCTCCTTGCCGGTCGTGGTGGTGGTCTCGGTGATGCGGTCTTTGATCTTGCCCGCGCTGTCCTTGACCTTCTCGGTAAGGGTCTGGATGCTGGTGGTCACAGCGCCCAGCGCATTTTGTGCGGTGGTGGTAGCCGTGCTGGAGATGGACGAAATAACCGTTTCGGTGGTGGACTTGGAGCCGGAAGAGCCGGATCTTCTCCTAGTTGAAGAACCAGACGGGCTGGTTGTAATGGAGCTGCCGCCGTTGCCGCTGGCTGCCGCCAGCTCCGCCTGACGTTCAGACCAGCTTTTGTTGCTGATGCCAACGCCATTCAGAGCATTTTGCCGTAAACGGTTTTTGTTGCTCTTCCGGTTATTTGCATCCGCGTACTCTTCGTAGGTATCAAAGTCAGCCGTGGCAGCTTTTCCGAGAAAACGGTTGAGCTTGTAGCTCAGCTGATCCAGCCATGTGGTGGCTTTGCTCGCGAAGTCCTTGAGAGCGTTTTTTGCCGTGTTGATAGGCTCCGTCAGGCCGGTGATCGCGCCTGCGAGACCAATCCAGCCGTCCGTCTTGTAAGCTTCCTGTGCTGCGACGAGCATATCGTTCAGATTGCCGATTACAACGCCGAAGCCGCTGGATAAATCGCCGGTCAGCAATCCTGCCAGCTGGCTCACGTTATCTTTCAACGTGGATACCCGGCCATTCATGGTCTGGCTCTGGGTGTCCATGCTGTTGTAGTAACGCCCGCCCTCTTCAGATGCGGCCTGCAAAGCCTGCGTCAGCAGATCATAACTGATGGTCATGTTCTGCACTTCGGCGGTACTTTTTCCCGTATAGTCGGCAAGAATGCCGTACACGTCGATGCCGGCATAAGCAAACTGCTTGATATCGGCCGCTGTAGCCTTGCCGGTGTTGGCGATCTGCTGCAGGTTTTGGGACATGCGGTTCAGCTCGTCGTTGCCGCCACCGGTCGCAGAGACAGCGTCGCCCAGCGCCATGATGGTATCGCGGGCATAGGAAGCGTTTTCGCCCGCAGAGATCAGGTACTGGTTGGCCTGTGTCAGGCTCGCCACGTCAAAGGGAGTTTTTGCCGCGTCTTCCTGGATCTGGCTCATGACCTGCTGCGCCGCTTCCGCGCTGCCCAACATATTGGTAAAGCCGGTGGTGTATTTCTCGATCTGGGCGTTGTACTCGATGCCAGAAGAGATGAACCCCTCTGCGGCACTGAGCGCAGCGGCGTAAAGCTTCGAGAAGATGCCCGCCATGATCGTGCCTTGTGCAATAGCACCGGCCAGAGACTTGCTGGACCCCGATGCGGCATCCCCAAAGCTGTTCATGTACCCTTCCGCAGTCTTTAGCCCCTGTGCCGTGGTATTAAGTTGGGCCTGAGCTTCTTTCAGCTTCTGGGCAAATTCCTTAGTTTTTTCGGAGGTTTCCCCGGTCTCTTTCCGTGATTTCTGATAGGCTGCCGTAAGGTGAATGACCTCACTGTACAGCCGGTTATAATCCTTCATCATGGTGGAGACAGCGGTCTTAGTCTGAGACTTTGCCTCTTCCACGCCCTGCCGGTAGGCGCTGTCGTCCAGCCCGAGGGTGGCACTCAATTCAAAAAGTTTCAGGTTCCATCACCCCCGTTCAAACCATTTTTAATGCGTGCTATCACTTCATCAGCGGACGGCTGCGGCGGCTGTGGGCGGTTTTCCACAAGCCCGGCCACCATGTCGTACCACCGTTCTTCTGCGCCTATAAGGTGCGCCAGAGCGTCCGTCATGTACGCCTGATAGCTGAGCGTGATGCGCTCTTGCCGCGACGCAATGATGCAATGCTGCATAATGTACGGCTTACCGATCAAGTGCAGCATATCCAGCCGGATGGTGGAAGTTAAGCGCCGATATCCGTCTGCGCCAACTTCACCAACGATGACAAAAAATCCAGCACGTCCTTATCCTCCACGGTAGCGGTAATGACGCGCATAGTCTTGAACGGAGTCATGGTCTCGGGCTTGCCGTCCTCGTCCACATCTGGCTCATACAGCAGGGGCAGCAGCTTTGCCGTAGTCTCGGCGTTGTCGAACAGCAAAGCTTTGCACATAGCCTTGATGTTCTTCTTAGCCTGTGCAGATTTCTTCTGCTCCAGCTCTTCCTTGGTCTCCTTGCCGGTCAGCACAGGCATGACCTTTCGCAGTTCCGCGACCTTGGATTTCTCCAAAAGGTCGGAAACAGCGTCTGCAATCAGCCAGCAGCGGCGCAGAAATTCGGTTTCGTCCATCTGGTTCAGGGTTTTCATACGGTACCCTCCTTATGCTGTGCGGCCTTGGGGCTGTAGTACCACTCCATGGGCACCACGTCACTGCCCAGACGGGGGCAGCCGGTCAGGGTGACGGAGATGTTGCCCTTTCCCTTGTCGGTCGTCTTCAAGGTCAAACCGCCGGTGGACAGTGCATTCATCAGCCGGACTGCAGCCATACCGCCATCCAGCGTGTCTCCAACCCACCAGATGTCCTTAAAGTCACCGGTGCCGGCGGTGGGGTCGAGAGTCATGCGGGGCGTGACCTTCTTGTCACTCACATCCGCAGCGCCCAACGCCAGCTTGATGACGTCAGTGGTTGCATTCAGGGCCGTAAAGGCCAACGTGCAGTCGTAGTCCTCGATCTGCATCAGCTCTGCGGTGTTCTTCTGGGCGTTGTCCACATCCGCGCCCAGATCGGTGAAGTTTGCCTTGCAGGTCGCGGTGATGCCGCCGGTCGTGGCAGTGATAATGTCTGCGTCCTGAACTTCGGTTTCGCCGGTTACATCAAACTTGTTGACCACGATGCCTGCGTTGAACTGCATGGATTCGAACGCTTTCTGCGAAATTTTGGAAAATTTTCTTGCCATATTGCTCCTTTACTCACGGTATAAACCGTGTGAGTTCAAAATTGAGGTATTCGCACAAATAGCCCTCGGGAGGGTTGTCGAGGGGCTGTGCCCATGGGGTGCCTTTTTGCAAAAGAATAGCGCCGCCCTCACAGGAAAGCGTTGTGCTGTCCTCGAGGGCCGCGCTGATCGTATCCTCTTTTTGCAGGATGGGGGCTCTGCCGCCCTTGCTGGGGTACCACAGCCGGGCGTGGAAGGATGCCGTTTCGTTCCACCCGCCGGGGATGGTGGGCTTGTAGGTCAGATAGGGCAGTGAAGCGGCAGGAGGGATGTTATCTTCCAGATAGCCCGGGATGCCAAAGCCGTTGAAAAACGTGTTCAGCGCTCGGTTGATGCTCTCAGACGGCCCCATTACGGCAGCACCGCCTTTTTGCACTTGACGGCCCGCAGCCCCATGCCGGATTCCGGCGGGGCCTTGGTTTCGTCTGCTGCGCTGGTGATCTGGAAGGTCTGCCCGTCGCTCACCCGCTTGATGTAGTCCGGGAAAGCCAGCGGAACACCGGTGCCAACAAGCAGCGTGTAGGTGGATGCTGTGTCTGCCTGCTCTGCCACCTGAGCTTCCACGGTGGTATCGTGACGCTCCACGGCCTCAAACTCTGGGCCGTCCTTCCAGCCGGACACAAAGCCGCCCACGCCGTCCGGCTCATAGCTGCGGGTCTGAAAACGGTATTTTTGGGTAAAGCTCTGCATCACGGTGGATGCAGTGAACGGATTGACCATGTCACATCTTCCTCCAATGATTGATCTCGGATTTATAGCGGGTCTTGCCGTCTGCAGGCAGGCCGTCCGCGCCTGTAGCCATCGTGCCGGACCACCCGGCAAAAGACTGGGACACATACACGCCGCCGGACGGCAGTGCCTTGTCGTATGCGTCGATTTTTTCAGCCAGCGCCACAAAATCAGGCGGCACGCGCATGGGCTGCACCGTCCCGGTGAAGGTCTCGGCGGTCAGATCGCCGTCCCCGGCCTTGTGCACGCCGTCATTGAAGATGGATCCGCACACGAGGAAATACTGCCCCGGCACTACCCCGGCGGGCACGGTATCCGGCTCAAAAGCAAACTCCCCGGCAACGGGATCATCTGCCCGGTCAAAAAAATTGTGCGTGTAAACGCACAGCTCTGGGACGGTCATGCAAAGTCACCCCCTTGCAGGTTAGACCGATTCACCCGGGGTAATGGTCTCGACAGCGATACCGTCCAGATACTCAGCAAACAGGGTCACGCCCATAATGGCGTAGCTCTCGGAGGTTGCGGTGCTGTAGTTTGCCTGAGTGTGGAAGCCAATGAGGTTGCTTGCCTCGCCTGCGGTCCGGTAGACCAGACCTGCGCGGGCAAACTCGCTATCCGCAGGATCCACATAGTACATGACGATGTTGTCTACCGGGGTGGCAATAACCTTTCCCTTCGCGATCTCACCGTCGGACAGCAGGAAGATGGTGTTGTAGCCCATGAAGTCCTTGATGTACTGGAAGCCGAACTGGTTCTGCACGGTGATATTGGCATTGCCCAGATAGTCGTACACGTCCATCACGTTGACAAAGCCAACAACGCCGGTCACGGTGCGATGCATGGTCTTGAACTTGTTCTCGACCGCGCCCTTGGCATGTGCCAGCGCCATCTGGAAGGTCTTGGGAGTGCCCTTCAGGGTGCCGGTGTTCAGGAACTTGTAGAACTTATCCGTTACCAGAGCGGTCAGGTCGTACAGGAACTCATCATCGGTCTTCTGCACGGCGACATCGTAGCCGTAATTCTGGATTGCCTCAAGGGTGACAGACTTGCCGTACTTGTCGATGGTGATCTTGCCGTACTCCTTCTCCTTGACGGTGTACTTGCTGAACGGGATCTCTTCGCCCTCGCCCACGGTGCCGCTCTGCAGGGTGCCCTGTGCATACTTGCTTTTGAGCACGGTGCCAGGCTGCATCCGGATAGGGCGCATGATGCCCAGAATGGTGCGCAGATGGTCCCAGTTGCGCTGGAAACGGGTCACAAAGTCGATTTCACGCGCGGCTACGGTGATATCGGTGGTCATGGTGATATTTTCTTTTGCTGCCATGTATTAGTCCTTTCCGCCGCCTGTAAACAGGTCGGCATTTGCAGCAATCGCAGCCTGGCGTTCGCCAGCGTCCTTGATTGCAAAAATTTGGTCTTTGGTCATTTTGGAGCCGGTGTTGGTGGGCGGGGTGTCCACCTTCGCGCCGGTGGTGGTCGTAGTGCCCACGAAGTCGCTCCAATCAGCTTTCAGACTGTCAGCGTGCTTCTTGGCGTCCTTGACCTCGCCCTTATCGTCCAGCTCCAGCTTGTCGATATCCTCGCCAGACAGCCGCACGACCCGATCAGCATACTTGTCCAGCACCCCGGCGTCCTTCAGCAGCTCCCGGAACTTTGCTTCCTTGGCTGCGTGGGTGTCTTTCTGGGTCTGCTGGGCCTTGTAGTAGGTCAGCGCCTTTTCAGCGGCTTGCTTGCCGCCGTTGGCTGCATCCCGGTCCTTTTCGGCCTGTGTGCGGGCTGTTTTTTCTGCATCCAGCTGGTCTTTGAGTTCGTCCGTCTCCTTGTGCAGGGCGTCCAGAATGGCCTTGGCCTTGTCATCGTTGGAGGTTTCGGGGTTCTCCAGAATCGTGCGGATGTCAGCTCTTTTGAGTGCCATGTGATAGTCCTTTCTGCCCTTGCTCGGGCTGCCATGCTTGGCAATAAGGTTTAATTTTCCGGACGTGCTGCCGGTGTGGTGCCGCTTGTGGGGCTTGAACCCACGGCCCCCGGATTAAAAGTCCGGTGCTCTGCCAGACTGAGCTAAAACGGCATAAAAAAGCGGCTGACGCCGTGCGCCAACCGCTGAGTATTTAGTTTTAGAGCGAAAATTCACAGTCTGTGTCTGTCGGATAGTCCTGCGCTTCGGACGGAACATAGACCAAAACAGAAATTTTGGCTTTGCCTTCGCCGTATGTGTTATCACACATCTCCTGAAGCGCTTTGCGTGCCTGAGCACCAGCCGCAAACAAATCTTTGACTTTTGCAGCCTTGGGCTTGTTCTTTTTCTTCACCTCAAGCATCTGCTTTTTGATTTCTTCAATTCTTTCGGAAGACTCATGATAAAGTCTTTCTGCTTCTCCCTGCATTTTCACAGCAGCTTCAAGCTGTGCGCTCAAGCTTTCAAGCTCGGTCATCCTTATACCTCCTTGTTTCCTTCTTCCACTGCGATCTCTCGCAGCTCGTCAATGTGTTTCTCCACCGCCGGGCGCAGGAACGGGCGGGCTTTCATGCCCCGGGTAAAGTGCCACTCGCCGTTGAAGTCCTGCCAGACCCACGGCGTTTTGCGTCCGTTGCCCTTCTCGGCAAAAATGCCCGTGCCCAGCTCCACATACGCGCTGTAAAAGAGATTTGACCCGATGGTCACGGTCTTTTTTGCGAGGTCGAGGGCAAAGGTCAGGCTCTGCTTGAGCGCGCCGCCCACGTAGCCCTCAATGCCCGTGCTGTCTGCCGTGCCGGTGGGCACAAGCAGCTGGGCGTAGTCCTGCACCTTCATGCCCCAGATGGTCAGCACCCGCTCCGCCCACGAGTCCAGCGCTTCATGCAACTGCGGGGTGTTGTCGGTGAATTTGATGTCGTAGTTAAAGTTCATGGTTTACCGAACTCTCCACGTCTTGGAATTTTTTCTTGCGCGGTAGTAGGTCTTTCCCTCAAATGTCACTTCAAGTGCACCCCTGTCCATTGCAGAACCCAAAACGGAAGAAAGCGACTTTGTTTCAGCTGCCTTTTTGTTTGCGGTTGACTTTTTCTGCACATCCTTCATAAAAGAATTGACGTTTTGCCGTTTCTGTGCCGTGTTATCCGCCGCCTTTTGCACCTGACTCTGGTTAAACCTTGCAGGGCCGGAAACATATGGATTCGCAACCTTCGTCTGAGCCTTTAGCTGTTCCGTTGTCAGTTCATGCAATTTATCCAGTGCCGCCGCTTTTTCCTGCTGAGTAAGATTCGACTGTTGGATTTTCTTCACGTTCGCTTCATACTCGCGCTTTGTTGCATCGCCAGCATCAAACAACGAAAAATCATTCGATCTTCTCACCAGCGTACTATCTAAACTTTTTGCTCCATTTGCGCCGCCGCCCGCTCTCGCGGAGTTGCCCGAACCTCTTTTACTCACGGTAGTGCCTCCTTTCGTATTGAAATGGCTTGATTTTGGTCACGTTCCAGTCAAATTCTGCCGGGCATTTCCCATACCACAAAATGCTGCTCGGCTGCAGCACTTCCAGCGCCTTGCGGCAGTGCTTGGCGAAACATTCCGCTTCGTATGGGTCAGACTGCGTTCCGTGGCTGGAAATGCTCACGATAGCGTTTCTCGGTTCCCCATCAAAGCACCAACCATAGCTTTGCTCGCCGCACCAGCAAAGCGTTGGAATGACGTGGATGCCGTGCGCCTGCCAGTATGCAGCCAGCCAGTGCTTTTTGTAGTGCATGAAAAGCTGCACCGCAAGCGGCATATCGCTGTAAAGTGAAAAATCCGGCGAACATACCGCACCGAACTGCTGCAAAAGCGGGATATACTTGTCTGGGTTGTTCCAGAACCGTTCAAACTGGTAATCGTCCTTGTAAAAATGCACGCCCTTTGTGGCCTTGTCTTTGGCTGTCAGTGCATAATTGACCGGGATCCATTCCAGCTTGTCGATGCGGATGTCCGTTTCAGGCTTAATCGCAGGGATGCCGTACTTTCCTACGCCGGGAAAAATCATTTTTTCGGTGTTTTCCATCGGCAGAATCACGGTTTATCCCTTCTTTCTTTTTCTGACTCCTTCCATTGTCCTAATAAGGCGTTTGTGTGCTCCATGCGGCTTTGCGCCATTTCCGTAGGAAGGCCGCGCGTGTTTTGGCTTAATGTAACCACACGGGGGCTTAAAATCACGGCAAAAGTTCAAGAAAAAGTCATCGTTGATTACAACAATCCCAAACTTCTTATTTTTCATGCTTTGCAATCTTCCTCTTTCTCTTGCGTTCAAAATAAGTTTTCGGCCAATCGGGCCGGTTCGCTGCCTTTTCAGCCTTACTGATCGCTTCTTCGAAATTTTTAGCGGTTCCGCCGGCATTGTAAAATGCCTTTGCAAGATTCTCGAAATTTTCGGCAGAATTCATTTTTTTGTCCTCTTTCTCTTGCGCTCTTCCGCCCACCACATTTGCTCTTTCTCTTTGCCGCCCTTGGATTTATACCACTCGGTGTAATCCATGACGGGGGTGGTCTCTTTGGTCACATTGTCCCGCTGCATGGCGTTCTGTCGGGGATACTTGCCCAAGGCAGAGGACAACACACAGCGGCAGTGGTAGACCATCTCCGGCGCTGCGTTGGGGTCGCCGGGGCGCTGAATCTCGTAACCCATGACCTTGAACGGCTCGTCAAGCTCTGCCGTTTGCTGGTCAAGCAAGCGGTGCATCTCACGGGTGCGGTAGTCGTGGGTGGAGTTCCACCGCTTTTTGACCTCGATGCCCAAAGCCTTGGCGTTTCGCATCTGCTGCAAAGCCCCGGCGTTCTGGGCGCTGGTAAGGGCTGTGATGGCGTTGTTCATGGCCCAGTGGATCTCTGTGTCAGCCATGCCGTTGACGGCCTGCACGGCGATGTCGTGGACGCTCTTGCCCTGCACGATGCCCTGCATGACGTAGCGGTTGAACACCCGGGCGTCATAGGTGCGGTTGCTCTCGCTCTTGATACGCTTGTTGGGCACCATGCGGGGGTTCTCCTTCAGCAGGAGCTTGACCGCTTCGGTGTTGTACAGGGTCAGCCCGAACGTCACGCCTGCGGCCTGCTCCAGCTCGTAGAAGGCCCAGTTTGCGCCAAAGGAAAAGATGTTGTATTGCTCATCCCGGGCCAGCTTGTAGGCCGTCTGCTGGGCTGTGGTGCACGTCTGCGTGATGCCGTCCAGCTTGGCGTGCATCAAATCGGACTGAAAGACCTGATTTTGCAGCCAGATGCGGTAGTCATCCTCGGTGATCTCGCCTGCATTCAGCTGCGCCCGCTTGCGCTCGTCCAGTGCTTTGTACTTGGCTAAAAAATCAGTCAGCTGCTCCTGCATCTCCCGGCGGGCAGTGCCGTACACCCGGAGGATACGGCGGCGCAGGCGGTTCAGCTGGCGGGTAGAGATACGGTCACGGTCGTTAGCTTTCAAATCCATCAGCTACTCTCGAAACGTATTCACCCGCATTTTCGGAAGGAAATGCAAGCTTAAGGCTTCCGGGGATTGGCTCGCTGTCCAGCGGGTAAACGTCCATTTTATTCAATGCCGCCTCGGCTGCTTGGCTTTGGCTCTCGGCATGGACAAGTAAATATCCGCGCTGCTCCCACTTAATCGGAACTCGGTAAAGTGCCATCTTCGTTTCCCTCCTCTTTTTCAAACTGCGGTCGTCCAAACGCATCAATGCCGACCATCCGCACGTTTGGCCTTGTGATATCAATAGTCGTTCCCTGCAGCAGCTCAACAGCAGAAATAAAGCGCAGAAGAATATCTTTTGCTTCTTCTGAAAGCTCGATTTCGATTTTCCCCTCCATCGGGATTTTAAGATTCGCCATCGTCTTCGTCCTCCTCGTCCGTGGTCTCTCTCGTTGCGCTCTCAGCCATCAGCGCGGCCTTGGCCTGCTCCTTTTGTTCCGGGGTCAGGTTGGGCAGCAGGTCAATGGCCATGTCATGCCCGATGATTGACGCCTCAGAAATCACCATGCTGACCTGTTCGGCAGTGTTGGTGATCTTGCTGCGGTTGAATGTCGGCATAGCGTTGTCAAAGCCAGCCAGTGCGCAGATCTGCCGGATGAACGGCTTGACCTGCGCCTCGAAGTCGTCCGCGTTCTGGTTCAGCGGTTCATAGGCTGCATCCAGATGGTCGTTGGTGCTGTCCGCACTGACGCAGTGCACATCCAGACCGCCGAAGTCCTCATACACCCGGGTGTGGAGCAGCTCCAGCAGAGTCTGCCGGGCCGTCACAGGGATCTCGGTGGTGTAGGGGGTGATCTTGCCGCCCTCGCTGGTGTCTGCGCCTGCAATGTGGTACAGATTCAGCTTAGTGAGGTGCTCCACGAGTTCATCATCGGTCATGCCGTTGAAGTTCTCGCACAGCCAGTAAATCTGCGCGCAGTCCTGCAGGTCATTGCAGAAGCCGGACATCACCAGATCAGTGTTGTCGATGTAGGCTTTCAGCCCCACAAGGGTGCTCTGGTGCAGGTCGGATCCCCACAGCGGCACAATGGGAAGAGCGCTGTAGTTTTCGCCTTCCACGCTTTCCAGCCCGCCGCCGGGTGTGGTGACGGTCACGCTCTTGTATGCCTGCTTCGGCGTTGTCTCCTGCATCGTGCTGCCGATTTTGCTTTCCGTGTACTCGGTAAAGCCGTCCAGCTCGTACAGGATATAGTGCATATCCGTGTCCGGGTTCAGCCGCCAGAATCGCACGCCTGCCTGCAAAAGGCCTGTCTTTTCATCGTACAGGGGCGCGAACTCAGTCAGCTTGAAAACCACCAGATGGTCGTTGTTCCAGAAGCCGAAGCTCTCACCGTGAATCAGGGCGAAATATCCAGCCTTCTGGATCTGCTCATCAAAGTTCTGCCCAAGCTTGCCCTTATCCACGCCATCGTCCGCAAAGACTACGCCGTTGCCGAGGGAGTAGGTTGCCCGCTGCTTGTTGAGCCGCCGGAAAAGATTGCTCTTGACCATATCAGGTCGGGGGGTGTCCTGCCGTGTGTTTTTGGACAGGCGTTTCAGCATCAAAGCGTAAGCCTGAGCGAAGCGTTCAGCCCCCGGGTTTTTCTGTGCGTCGTACAGGTCGGCATCCAGCGCCATCTTGTACGGTCCGGAACTGCAGTGCTGCTGCACGAACTGCCGGATGAAATCAGGCTGTTCCCCGGCGGCTTGCGCCTGCTGGAAGGTCTGGAATGTGTATACAGTGCTCAAAATCAATCCCTCAGTTTCACAAGGCGCTTTGTGCGCACGAAATAGCGGATAGCGTCCATGCAGTGGTCGTTGACCTTCAGCACGGTGTCGTCTTTATCTGGATCCCAAGCGTACACGCCGAACTCTTCCAGCGTGTGCTTGCAGTCTTTGTATATTTTCAGCCGCCCGGTCTGCAGCATGGTCTGTACGTCCAGAATGCCGCTCAGAACGTCGTTGTTTGCTGGGGTCTGGGTAAAGCCGTTCTTACGCAGCTCTGTGATCAGCGGCAGGGCCGACGGGTCCACAATGATCCTCTCCGGCTTGAGACCATTCAGCCATGCCTTGAGGTCTGCAACATACTCGCCCACGGTCTTTTGCCGCTTCTGTTCGCGGCCGCTGTAGTAGTACTCCCGGGTGACGATCCAGCAGTCTGCATCTGCCTGCTTCTGGAACAGCAAAAAAACCGTTGCGTTCTGGGTTCCAAAGTCGCACGCCACATAGCTGCTCTTTGGAGACAGCTCCGGAAGTACATCAACAACGTGCTTCTTGCGGTCGAACATGTCATAAACAAGGCCCTCAGCCACCGTCCACAGGCCCAGAATGTAGCGCTGGTAGAAAACGCCGCTGTACTGGCTGCGGTATCTGGCCTTGATGTCCTCGGAAAGCGACAGGTTGTCGTCCATCGTGAAATGGAGATACATCATCTTGCGGGAACGGCACTTGCGCACCCACTCGAGATAAAACCAATGCTGCGGGCTGCCCGGGTTGCAGTTGAACCAGAACTTTGACCCGGTGACAGAGCAACGGGCTGTGGCCTGATTGACGAAGCTCTGCGGCATCAGGGCCACCTCGTCAAAGAACGCCCCGGCGAGGGTGATGCCCTGGATCAGGTCTTGACTGCTCTCATCCTTGCCGCCAAAAAAGTAAAATTCGTTGGCTTTTCCGCCCTTGCTGACGGTCATACAGTTTTCTGCCCGGTGTTCCTTGACGTTGTAGCCACGGGCTGCAAGCTGCTGCTTGAGTGTGCCCAGCACGTTGCGCCGGAAGCTGGCAATGGTCTTGCCGCACATGGCAAACTGCTGGCCGCTGTAGCAGGTCATGGCCCACTGAACGAAAGAGAAGCTCATGGCAAAGGTCTTGCCAGATCTGATAGCGCCATCGGCAATGATGCCGTTGTAGCCGCTGTATGCGCTCTGCGGCGTCCACCAGCTCAAGACCTGCTTTTGCCGCTGGCTGAGGGCTTTCCAGCGAAAACCGTTACTTTTCCGCATGGTCGTCCTCTTCCTCCGGCAGCATCTCCACGTCATCCGGCGGGCTGATGTCTGCGGCAGCGCTCAGAGCCTCAAGCAGGCCATCATCCGGTGCTTCTATGCCGCTCTGGTCTCCCAGCATAGCAAACTTGTCCACGATGGTACCAAACGCCGTGGACAGCTGCGGCAACGTTGCCTCTGCGATCTTGTCCTTGTTTGCCATCGCCCGAAGGTACAGCCCGAGAAGATCCTGTGCTTCCCCGCGCTTGCTGCCTAAGTAGGAAAGCATGTCCTGCGTGTTCTGCTCTTTTTTTAAGGCGCACAAATCCGCGCACTTGGGATTATCTTTCACGATTTTCCGCACAGTGCTTTCTGCCACGTCGTTCAGTTTGGCGGTTCTGGCGTAGCTCTGCAGCTGCACATAATCAGCAATGATCTTCTTTTTTTGTCTGTCTGTCAGCCGCTTTGCGCTCACCGCCATCACCTCTCTAAACTTGTGCAAAAGAAAAACCGCTCGGAAATCCGAACGGTCAGAATATCGAATGTGCCGCCAGCTGGATTTGAACCAGCACCCACGGAATGGATGTGCGCAGTGGTTGGCTGTGCAGTGATGTTCCCGTGGTGTCACCAACGTTGTCCCGCCTTAAATGGGCGGTGCTCTGCCAGTTGAGCTATGACGGCATATAAGCAGCGCCCGTGCATTCAGTTCGTTGGACATGCGTCAAACGGTGGGCGCTGCTGCATCCGGAACTTTCGCGGCCGGATGCCCCGCTATTGCGCGGCCCGCTCTAGGGCACGCAAGCACTCCCGGCAGGGCTCGAACCTGCAACATGCGGTTTTGGAGACCGCTGCTCTACCGCTTGAGCTACCGGAGTATAAAAGCCGCCCTTGGAATCGAACCAGCCGTGTCTACACACGTGCCGCGCTCCAAACTGCGCTCAGGCGGCCATATAAAAACAGCTCCGGTTCGCCGCCGGGGCTGTTGGTTGGCGCACATCCTGTCAGGAAAGCTACACCTTGGCAAGGATTCTAAGGCCTTTTCTTGGCACGGGAGGTTACACGTGCGACCTTGCGGGTTGTCTAGTCCATGCGCCATACGGTGCGATACGGCGGAATCGAACCGCCTCCTGTCTCTCATGAGCGGCAGGCTGCCTTTGTGTCAGTGTATCGCATAGAAGCAGCCCGCGAAACGTGAAGAGAGCAAAGCCCGGTACCTGCAAGCAGAAAAGGAGGAAAATGCCAAGAAGGGACACGTTTCGGAGGCTGCGTGCATCGGTTTGCCTTTTGGCTTTTCCGATGATACAATTTTACACCATGCGATAGTGAAACCGCAATGTAATGACAGTGCAATGTTTTTAAAGGCTCAGCTCCTCCATTGCTTTGCGCCGCAAGACATAGACCATGCGCAGAGAGTAATTCATATCTTTTGCGACCCTGTCCCACGTGAGGCAATCGAGATAGTACTTGTACAGCACCGTATATGCTTTCTCGTTCCGGATCCGGTCAAGTGCGCTCTTGATCTCAAGAAACAGCCTGTCGCAGACCGCTCTTTGCTCATAAGCGCGGCGCTCCGCTTCCTCCTCGCGTTCCACCGCCCGGGCAAGGCTCTGGCCATCTTTGCTGCCGCCGGGGGCCGCGCTGAGGCTCTGGGTGATGTGCCGGGTGGCCTCCTGTGCTTCGGCCAGACGGTCAGACAGCAAGTAGTATCTTTTCTCTGCTTCGCGGTAGCGGTTCAGCCATGCCTTGACAGACCGGTAATCGGTTCCGTCCGGCTTCGGCGTGTCGGTGTCAGGTGTCCATGTGTGGGTCATTGTTGCTCCTTTCTTCAAAATCGCAGCAATATTCGGGCGGATTTATGTATCCTTCGTCTTTTTCACCGCTCTGGCAGATATAGTGATATCCGGATTCTGACGCCCCAAATTTTTGCTTTAAGAATACGCACCGATCGCAAAGGCAAGGTTTGTTTCGGTTGAGCCACCGCTTGAAATATTCAATTGGGTTGCCATCGCTAAGAACAAACCAGATGAAAAGCCCTGCAAGTGTTGCCATGAACAGCGTGCTTGCAACTTCAAATAGCATATCAAGCATTTTACTCCTCCATTTCTTCAATCTCGATTTCCACCCGGGGATTCTCCCGGTCAAGCTCCACCCGGCTGCCGTCGTGGGCGGCAACGATCTTGCTGTTGTCGTCCTCCAGTACGCGGGCTTTCACCAGAATGTCCGTGGTCGCCTCGATGAGGTTTGCCAGATCAACCCGGCGGGCGGTCTTCATGTAGTACACGCACCTCACGTTCACACGGGCAGAAATGGGGCTGCGCGGCCTTTTGATTTGCCGCATGCAGTCCATCTCATAATCAACGTAGGCCTTGCTAGGGGCCACAAATCGCCCGCCTGATTGACTTTTTAGGATGCGTGCACTGTTTTTCTTTGTGCGGGGGTCACCGTAGAGGGTTAATTTCACAAGTTCCCTCCAATCAGATCGTCAATGTGCATCTGCACAGCCTGCTCCGGTACATCTTCCCAGCCGATGCCGATGTAGTCCAGCACGCGGCCCCAGCCGTACCAGTTGCCGTTTTCGTCCCGGCAGACGTGCTTCATCCAGAACTCCCATTCTTTGGGGTTCGTCTCCCGCAGAACGTCGAACCGGTGCGGTCTGCCCTCGATGTGGATCCCAAAGCCGCACATGGTGCAGCCGGTGCGCTGTGCCTTTGTGGTGTACAGCTTGCCGTCTCTATCCTTCGCGATCTCACCATATTCGGCGGGAATGGGCACGTCTAGGTCAAGTGCAAGCTGCAAAACGTCCTGCCGATCAAAGATCGCAAATGGGGCGCTGCGAGTGGTCGTCTTTCCGAAGTAGTTGCAACCGTGCATCTTCAGGCTCTTTTCGCGCCGCCCGCCTTCGCTGGCCATAAGGCCCATATAGGGCACACTGTTGTGGTCCCGTGCCCAGTCGTTGCAGGGCTTTTCCTTGAGGTAGTAGCAGCAGCGGTCTGATACTTTGAACGGGGCCGCCTGATACCCAAGTGCCGCGCCCTCTGCATCTGCACCGCCAAACAGGTCGAGCCACTTCTGTGGCAGCTTCATCCGGCTATTTTTCTGCCAGCCGCCGTATTCGCCGGTTTCCCCGGTGATGATCGCATGCCGCACGGTTGCGTTTTGCTCTGTCGGGTTTTGCAACAGCATGATCTTGCCTGCCTTTTCCTTGCTGATGACCGGCCAGCCAAATTCCTGCAAGACCTGCACCTTGCTTTTCAGCGGCTTCAGGAACACGAAAGACGGCGTTTCACCATCGCCCATCCAGTTTTTATATTCGGCCTCCATCTCTGCCGCCATCTGCTTGTGCACCTGCTGTACGCCTTTGCCTTCCAGCGAGGAGCAGGACACGCAGGTGACAGGCAACCCAATGCTCTCTAAGAAGTAATGCAACGTGATGGAATCCAGACCGCCCACGGACAGGTGCACGCCCTTGTCGTGCTCTTTTGCCCAGTAGTAGAATGCCTCGGCCATTTCCTGCGCGTGCTCCACCTTGCGCTTGTAATCCCACTTTTGCATCGTCTGAAAGCGCTCGATGTTTGCCAAAGAGCCATTTTCAGCCATAATCTCCTGTACGGTTTTCATTTTTTACCCCCATTGCTCGGCCATGGCTTTTGCAATGCCCGGCGCGGTTTTGCTTCTGGCTTTGCACGAAACGCCTTGCACACCTCCTGCGATTCCTCGCAGGCAATCAGCACCTTCATCGTTTTCTTCCTCCCATCCATCCTTCTTTGTCAAAATCGTTGCGGCTGATCCGCTCTGCCTCGTGGTGCGCGTTGGTGTAGATGCGCTGCGCTTTCAGCTGACGCGTGTACTCGGCGTACTTCGGGCAGCTGTCGTGGCAGATCGGGTGCCGGTCTGGGCAGTCTTTACATGTCAGGTTGATCATGTTCGGCTTCCTCCCTGTTAAACCAAAGGCGTGTTCCACATCCGGGACAAAATTTGTCAAGGTAATAATCATCGTTGCATTCATACCCGCAAACGGGGCAAATTGTCGTACATGCTTTTTCACGCCAGTAAAGCTTTTTGGGACGTTCACCCGGAAGTTTAGGCAGCGGCATCCAAATGGGGAATTCTTTCGGAAGTAGTGCAACAGTATCAAAAGGCCATGTTTCAACATTTTTATGATACCGAGTTCCAATATATCCGGTTGCAACGGCCAGCACCATTTCACAATCATTTGCATCAGCCTCAGTCGGTGGCTCTTCTGCGGTCTTGCGCCAGCGCTGGACATCCGGGACGACTGCCGGTTCATCTTCCAGCACATCCATCGCGTCCATAATCTGACACGCGCGGCATCTTACGCCGTTGTAATGTTCGCAGCCACAGCAATATGCTGCTTTGATATTGGCGATGGCTTTTTCGCGGTCGATAAATTCGCTCATTTTGTAATCTCCTTCGGCGGCAGCGGCATCCAGCCAACCACGTGAGCATCTACACGGTTATCGTAAATGTCATCCTGGTTGAAATAACGATATTCCCACCAGCCTTTAGGAATAAAGTAATCATCGCTTTCTTTATCGTAGGTTCCCCACTCGGAAATTTCTTCCCAGTAGAAAGCGCTCTTTTGGGACAAGACTGTGCCATCTTCGTAGTTAGCCGTCGTAATCCCATATCCACCGCAGGCGGTTTCAAACAGAATCAGCACATCTTCTTCGACTTTCGGGGGATTCTTGTCAGGGTCGCGCCATGTCGGCTGCAGTGTTTCCGGGTCGATGGTTGGGGCCTCGTCCACGCTGTTCAGGGCATCCTTATAGCAGCATTCTCCAATAGTGAACGGATTGCTTGCACGAAGGTTCATTTCAATGCGCTTGTGCAAAGCGTTCGCGTCAATCAATCTTTTATCGTTCATTTTTCAATCTCCCTTTCTTTGTTTCGCAGGCGTTCCCGGCTGCGTGCCATGAGCTCCGGGCTTAAAATACCATTCCCGGACGGCTGTGCCCTGTCCACGCGGTTGCCTTTTGCCCGGATTCCGCCGATTGGGCAGAGCTGGTTATACTCCTCAGCGGTCTTGCAGCCCAGTCTTTCCGCTTCTTCCAGTGCCTTGCGGACATACGCCCAGCTGCTACCGCCCAGATCTGCGCACTTGTCTATAACCGCATACACAAGATCTGCATCCATGCGCTCTATGTATCCGGTCAGTTCTTCTTCTCCGGTCTTGCTCAGCTTGCCAACGTTATCCCGAAAAAAATCCACCAGATATTTCGTCGTCCTCGTCCCTGTATAGGAGGAGTCATCTTTAGATGACGACGACTTATCTATATCTAATATCTTATATCTAATATCTGTATGGACATTTTTGTGGACATCTGCGTGGACATCCTGTGGACATTGTCCACAAAATTCTGCTTCAATTTGACGCTGGTTCGTTCTTTGCAACTTTTTTTGTGCTGCATAATCGGTCTCGCTTCCGACCATTTCAGAGTGGTTTGCAAGCACCAGTGTGCCGTCTTTTTCCTGATAAATCAGCCCAAGTTTCGCGTAAAGTCCCAGTGCAACGCGCACCGTATCGGTAGAAAACCACTTAGTATCGCGCTGAATCTTGTCCACGTCATAGGGAATGATCACTTCACCGATCTGCCGCGAAAGCCTGCCGTTGGTGTTGATAGTCATAAGGCAGAGCATCTGGTACAACACCACATAGTTTGCGCCGTTCTTCTGCCCCATGAGAAAATCCACCGCATCAGACCGCATAAAGCTGTCTTTGAGTTTCAACCAGTAGTATCTTTTTCCGGTAGCCGTATGCTTTCACCTCCTTTGCACGCCCGTATAGCCGGATAGCACAGCTCGCGAAATCAGAACGGAAGGTCTTCGGCATCATCGTTGATGGGGTCATACTCGGCAGAAGGAGCCGCTTCCGGAGCGCTGGTGCTGTGCGGTGCGTAGTCTGCAAGGCTTTCACCGGGGTACATCTGCGCGCCCTGCAGGCCTTCCGGTTCTTCTGCCGGTTCTGCAGGTTCCAGCGGCGGTCCGGGCTGCGCCATCAGGTCGATCATCTGCTGCAGCCAACGGAATGTCACCAGCCCACCTGGCTGAACATCATCCGCGTCTACATCGTAGTAGGTCTTACCGTTGTACTCCCGCTCTTTCAGCTTCTGGGCAAAAACAGTGACCTGATCGCCTTTCTGCAGCATGCCGTCCCACTGGTCAATGCCGTGCCAGAGGTTTACGCCTACAAAGAAGCTTTGCCATTTGCCGGATTCATCCTGTGTGCGGCTGGCTTTCAGGTCGAATTTCAGAACCCGCTTCTGCCCGGCGTCCCGGAGCACCGGGTCTTTGGCGATCTCGCCGTGCAGCATGATGCCGTTCTTGGTCTGGACGATCATGCATCATCACCGCCAAACGGATCATCGGCGTTTTCCTCTGCAGAGGGTGCATCCGGGGCAGGAATCAGGGTGCCTGCCGTCTTGCGGTGACGGTGGGAACCTGCGTAAGGATCCAGCACCGGCAGTTCTTCAGGCGGCACCTCACGAGCGGTGCTTTCGGCATCCACACGCACCTCACTCTCATCGTACAGAGCGCCAAAGGTAGACGGGAACGCTTCACGAAGGGCGTGCACCAGCGCTACCTTGCGGATCATGGTGGCCTTTTTGCCGTTCCAGAGGGATTTGCCGGTGTCATACTCGCTGAGCTTGACTTCCTCATAGCTGGCGCGGGTGCGGTCCTTGCGGTAGACCTTTGCCCAGCCGCCGAGAAGGGTCTCGCCGCCGATAAGGGTCTCGTTGCCGTCTCCATCATAGACGATAGATCCCTCACGGTTCAGCAGCTGGCCATCTGCGGTCAGGACAATCACGCCGGCTTCAAAACCATCATAGGCCGGGTTGCGCTCGGCCATCTGCATGTAGCAGTTCTTGCCCAGCACGATGGTGCTGGCGGTGTCGTCGTTTTTGTTGTCGTAGTGGATCAGGTAGGCTTCTTTGGTGAAGGGGTTCAGGTGATACTGCTTGCATGTCTCCAGAAAGATTTTGCATTCAGCGTCGGTGGCCTTGGGGCAGATGAAGTTGCGCACGTCTCCAAAACTCACGGTGAAGTGCTGACCGTCAGCACCGGTGATCTCCACCGGAACGGACGGGGATGCGGCCTGCATAGCAGTGCTGCCTGCACGGTTGGCGTTCTGGACGGAACGGTTTGCCAGAGCCTGTGCATTGGAAACGGACGAAGTAGGCGCGGGTGCGCCGGAACGAGTAAGTGCCATAAGTAAATACCTCCAAAATTATTTGATAGAACCATAGCGGAAACCGCGCTCTGCGGCTCCCTGCTTGAACCATGCAATGTCCTCCCGGGTGAACTCCACCCAGAAGCTGTATTTCTTGCGGACCGGAGCCTCCTGCTGTGCAGGCTCTGCGAATCTCTGAAGCATGCTGAAATCCAACCTACCATCCGGCGTGATGGCTGCATTTGCCTGCGCCGTTTGAGCCGCTTCTGCGACGATCTGGCGTTCTTCATCGGTCGGAGGGATGATGACCGGAGCGGTGGCCTGCACCCGTTCTGCGGCCATTCTCTCGGCTTCTGCGCGGCGCTGGGCGTCCCGGGCATTCTGGCGGCGGCTATGCTCCACAAGGGCAGCGTTCAGATTCAGCTCACGCAGATACTCCGTGGTGCAAGCCTCTGCGTCCTCTCCGCAGGTCTCCCGGATCAGACGCAGCTCCTCCCGCCGGGTCTCCACGCTCTTGCGCAGCTCCCGGCCGGCCTTTGCCAGATCATAGGTCTTGTTGAGCCACTGCGGCACCAGCAGGCGGTCAAATGGGATCATCTCCCGCAGCTCGCCGATGCAGTCCGCATAGACAGTCCGCAGGGCGTCGGCCTTGTCCTGCCGTTCGGCTTCTTCCACCGCCTTGACCTGCTGGTCAATGGCACCGGAGACGGCCTTACACTGGCCCTGCATTTGCTTGGCGCTCTGCAAGAACTCTTCCAACGGCTTCATGTAAAAGGCCTTTGCGCTGCGGGCGGCATCGCTGAGCTGCTTGTCCAGCTTGTTCACGGCGGCGCGGTCGGCCTTGGCATCCTTGATGGTGTCCGGGGTGTAGACGCGGCCGGTGTAGGCGGCCAGCATCTCAGTCAGGTTCTGCTGCACCTCAGCTTCATTCCACCGGATCGCGGGCAGTTCCGGGTGCTCCACCCGGACGGTTAATTCTTCTTGCATAAATATTCACCTCGCATACACAACGTTCATATCGGCATCAAATACCCTGTACAGCTGCTCAGGCTTTCTCTTTGCCAGTTCATCGGCAATCACAATTGCATCCGAAGCAACCGGAAATTGCTGTTGCGAAACAAGCGCTGGCGGCTCTTGCCCCACATCGTAAATTCTCAAAAGCGCCACTTGTAAAACCTCCTGCTTTGTGCTATTTTTGTGGTGATGGGCGGCGAAACTCATCACCCTTTGGGCTTGTCCGTGTTGGAGCACGGGCAGGCTCTTATTTTTTGCGTCATACACGGTGCACCACATGACATGGTGGACAGTGTCAGGCATACGTGATCTCCCCAGATTCCTCTTGTAGCATCTCCCGCACGTTATCCATTTCTTCGGCGCACATCTCCCAGACGTTTGCCCGCGCGGAGTATCCGGCCCGGACAACAATGTCGTCTGAGGCTTCGGCTTCTCGCCTGCAGCGTTCGGCAAACCGTGTGTAGGATTTGACTTTGCCCTCAACGTACTCTTTGGCCGTCATCATGCCCCACGCTCCTGATTCTCCGGATACTCCGGGTTACGGGCGTGGGTGCGGTTGATCTTGCCATACTTGCGCCGCTTTGCGGCTCTCTCCCTGTCCTCTGCTGCAAAGCCCAGACGAGCCAGCAGAACAGCTGCCAGAATCAGCACCAGCGACACTGCAAACAGTGTGCCGGAGATGTATCCGGTGGTCTGCGCAGTGCCCTCTGCGCCCATAGCTGCGCCCATTCCAACGCCGCCAAAAATGACGGCCATCCAGTAGTAAGTAGTGGATTTGAGCTTCATTCTTTCGGGTCCTCCTTTGTGTAAACCTTTTCGAGCTTGTAAAAGTCCTTCACCCACGCCATAAATCCGGCGCGTGAGATCAGCGGGGCGGCGCTCTTGGTGTCAATAGACGGCACCGCCCATGCCGGGAAGCTGCCAGCCTGAATCATACCGGTAAAGATCGGCTCGCTCACCGAGATGTTGTTATCTCGCATGATCTGGCAGCACTCTGCAATTCCCATGCTCGGCTTCACTGCCGCACCCCTCCTTTTTTCCTCTCAGCTGCCGCTTCATCTGGATATGCTCCAACCGCTCCGGCTGCCTTGCATCCCAGCGCTGTTCAAGCCAGCGCTTGTTGCAGTGCTTCTTCACGGCTTGACCTCCACAAACTCACCATTTTTGAGGGTATAGTAAACGTTTTCTCTGATGGCGGAACCGTCTACGCGGGCCATTTTGGCACAGATCATGTGGCCGTCATCATCGTACTCGGTCAGCACCAAATAGCAGCCCAGTGCGCCGCGCGCCTTACCGCAAGCACCGTTTACAACGGCAATGCTATCTTTTCCATCTGCTTTTGCGCTGCAATAAGCCCCAGTGGCTGCCGCCGTGCTGTAATCGCCGCTGGAACCCGCC